CCAAAAATTAGAAGAAGCAGAGGAATCTGAAGTCTATACGAATAAAGATTTGGCAGACTTAATTCAACTCGCTCATAAAATGAGAATGGACGAAATGAAAGCACAGGCTGATTTAGAAAAGGCAAAAGCAACAAATATTAAAAGTCAAACCAATGTTCAAATAAATGGCGAAGTTCCATTTGGACAGGGAAACTATGGAAACTTAATGAAAAAGTTGCTCAAAGAAAATGATAGAGATAACTAATGAAGCGATATCCAAGATTTTGGAGAAACAGAGAGCGGAAAGATTCGATGCTATCCGGCTTGGTATCACTGGTGGCGGCTGTGCTGGTTTTGAGTATATATTCGATAGCTGTAACGATAGTACTTCTGATGAAGATATTAGACTAGACTATGGAAAGTTTGCTGTATTAATTAATAAACTGTCAGTTCCATACTTATTAGGTATGACATTAGACTACCAGAAAGAAGGGCTAAATGAAGTATTTAAATTTATTAATCCAAAAGAACAATCCTCATGTGGTTGTGGAGTTTCAATAAATTTTGACTTAGAAGAAGTCGAACGCGATAAGGCGCGTATTTTTGCATTAGAATTATGAATATAAAAGAACAAGTATATAAAAGTATTGCTTCAGTACTAGAAGTAGCTGAAGAAGATATTAAAGACGACTCCCATCTCGTAGAAGATTTAGGAGCAGATTCACTAGATACCGTACAACTTGTAATGGAAATCGAAAGTGTTTTTGATATGGAGATATCAGATGATGACGCCGAAGAATTAGTAAGTGTCGAAAAAATAGTTAACTATCTTGAGGAATACCACTCTTGATTGAAGAATATACCATATTTAATTTTATAAGTGATGTGGGAGCACCAATCGCAGCTGCGGTATTTATGGGTGGTTTCATATTTATCATTATAAGAAAAATAATGGAAGATGTTGTTGGAAATACTGACGAACTAAAAGGTATATGTAAAATGTTAGTTACTCGTATAAAAACAATGAACAATGACATGATAAGAATAGATGTAAGCGTTAGTTCTGCACTTGAGCTTACACCTGATTTAGATAGAATAGCAAGAGCAGAAAATTTTGTAGAAGATGGCACAATAGACGCAAGGAGAGATTAATGGATTTAACTGGCTTATGGAATGATTTAAGTTATTATGATGGATTAATATTCTCTCTTTATATTGGAGTTATGTACTGGTGTAAAAGCTGGATAGATGACTACTGGTGGAGAAAAAAGGATTGATGGAAGATATTGCAGAAATAATCCAACAGTTTGGATTCCCTATACTTGCAATGCTTGGACTAGGTTACTTTGTATATTTTGTGTGGACTACTATAACAGAAAAGATTGACCCAGCAACCGAAGATATGAAAATGACAGTCTTAAAGTTAATTGACCAAATAAGACTTATGGATAATGATATGATTCGCTTGCAAAAGAAACTGGATACAGTTTTACAGATGAAAGAAAATGAACGGAAAAATATTAGTGGCTCTCCTATTCACAGGGAGTCTATCAGCAGACGAAATAACTCATAAATTTAAAAATCCATCTTTTAGTGGAATTGGTACTGGTGCACACTACTTAACTATTGAAAATCAAGAACATGCAAGAAAGAAAGCAATCGAAGATGCACTAGAAGCTGCGCGCAAAGCTGCAGAAAGAGAAGCAGACAACTCAACACTAGCTAAGTTCATTCGTAACTTAGAATCAAGAATATATGCCCAAATGGCAAAACAATTAGTAGAAAACATGTTTTCAAATGACAATCCTGTCAGATTTGGAAGTTTTACACTTGAAGGTAATGTAGTTACCTATGAAGTAATAACAAATGAAGATGGGAGTGAATTTATAAGAATGACTATAGTATCATCAGACGGTACTGAAACAGTTATTGAAATTCCAATTGGAACAGGCTCGTTTGGCGGAGGCTAAAATGATTAGAGGCTTATTAGCACTCACAATTTTATTGAGTGGTTGCGCTGCTGTTCCTAGATACAGCGAAAACCCTCAAGATTGTAATCCCGAAACATGGGAAGAAGGAGTAGACTATCCGAAAGATGTTTGGAATCTAGTAAAAGCTGGTGGAAGAACATTTGAAAGAGCTATGCCTTTTATTTGTGTAGAAGAGCCTGAAGTTGTAAAACTACCCTCATATATTGAACTACTTAATTTACCGCCAGCAGAAAAGATGCCTATTGTGGCTGTATACTCCTTTGGAGACTTAACAGGACAAAGAAAAAGTGTACAAAATATTGCGAGTTTTAGTACTGCAGTAACACAAGGCGGAACAGAAATGCTAATTGATGCACTTAAATCTGCTGGAAGTCAAACCTGGTTTCGTGTAGTTGAAAGAAAAGGTATTGATCATCTTATTCGTGAAAGACAAATAATTCGTTCAGGTAGAGAAGAAGCAGCAAAAGTACTAGGAGAAGAAGCTCCTACATTAGGGCCTATGCTTTTTGCAGGAATGATTATAGAGGGTGGCATTATTGGATATGATACTAATATGCTAACAGGTGGTAGAGGAGCAAGATACCTTGGAATAGGATATTCAAGACAATACAGACAAGATCAAGTTACTGTTAGTCTTCGAGCAGTAAGTGTACTTACAGGAGAAGTTCTTCTGAATGTACAAACTAAAAAGACCATACTTTCGTATGGGGCTTCAGGAGACGTTTTCAGATTTATTGAAGAGGGCACCGAACTTGTAGAATATGAAGATGGTGAAGGAAATAATGAATCTGTCACTTATGCAGTACGCACAGCTATTGAAGCTGCCGTACTAGAGTTAGTCGAACAAGGACACGTAAGAGGTCTTTGGAAGATAACTGGGAGAGAATAATGATTAGAATATTATTAGGCCTAATTCTAATTCCATCATTTCTTTATGCGCAAGCAACCGATGACAATGAAGTTTGGATTGATCAAACTGGTGATACCCTTACATTGTATATAGACCAAATAGGATTTGGTAACAAGATTGGACTAGATGATTTTTCTGGTTCAGCAGACTATATGACAATTGTTGGTGATACACTTACTTTTGATTTAGACTTTTCAGGTAATCAAAACATACTATATGGACCACTAGTAGCAGATTCTTCTACTTTTAATTTGGATTTTTTAGGAGATTCAAATGAACTAGATTGGAATATTGGTTATATTGGTTCATCAGATGATTCAACTTGGGACATTAGTGTTACAGGTGATTCTAATACTTGGGATATCGACCAAGGGTATGTAGCAAGTGCTGAAAGATTGGATTTAGATCTTACCTTAATTGGAAGTAGCAATATTTTTGATTTGGATTTTGAAAGTGACGATAATACATGGAACTGGGATATAGTTGGAGATTCTAACAATATCAACAGTCTTATGAATGACGGTTCTAACGAACAAACTGTTACTTTTGTCGGAGATAGCGCAGATATCGATATTAATCAAATATCAGGTACTTGTGCAGCAGGGGCAAGCAATAGCTGTTCCTCTCCAAACGGAAATATCCAATTGGATATAACATCTGACAATGCAACAATTCAGATTAACCAAAAAGATTCAGCTAACGACAGCTAGTCTAATGTGCGCAATAGGGTTGGCATCAGCTGACCCTATAGGCGACATAATAGAGAGCACAGGTTCAGGTTTTCTTTCAAGAAATAATGATACTATTTTATCAGCAGTAGATGTAGGAGTACAACTTTATGATACTGCAGAAACTACAAACGGCAGAATGTTGATTGAGTTTTTAGATAAAGCAGAATTAGCACTAACAGAACATACTAGGGTTATAATTGATGAAATAATATATGACCCAAATCCTAATAAGTCAAAGATGGTAATGAAAATGACTTTTGGAACAGCACGATTTGCAAGTGGAATTACAGGAGCAATAAATAAAAATAATATTGACATATCCACACCAACAGCACAGATTGCAGTTCGTGGAACTAACTTTACTACTACAATAGATGAAATAGGAAGAAGTTTAGTAATACTACTACCTGATGAATTTGGCGACCCATCAGGAATAATTATAGTTAGTAATGATGCAGGAGAAGTTACACTAGACCAAGCATATGCAGCAACTATGGTATCTTCAGCAGATTCAATGCCTACTAAGTCAGTAGTCATAAATGGAATAACACCTGCTATAATTGATAATATGTTTATTGTCAATCCGCCACAAGAAATAAGACAAGAAATTGAAGAAAGTGTGCAAGTAGACCAAGATTCAGGACTATTAGATGTAGACTTTTTAGAGTTTAATGAACTAGAACAAGACGCACTTAGTGATACTGAAGTAAACCTTGAATTTAGTGAACTAGATATCGATTTCTTAGAAGCAGACTTTTTAAGAGACTTGCTCGATGTCATAGAAGAATTAGAAAAGACTACAGTTAAACTAGCAGATGCACAAGCAACAAGCGGTGGAGACTTTTCACTAAGAGGAGCAACTCTAGGTAAGAATACAGATAGCCAGTATAACATATTTGTGGAAGACGGTGGCGTTGTATTTTATAGAGATGTACAAGGAGTAATCAGAATCAGGGTACCAATAGGCAGTAGTACAAAACTTGTTACTAATGTTGAAGGCTACGAAGGAATAATTGATTTAGATGGAGGAGACGATTCATTAATCGTAATAACACAAGAATGAGTAAAGGAAGCAATAGAAGACCAAGAAATATCACAGAAAAACAGTTTGAAGAAAACTGGGATAAAGTATTCGCCCGTAAAAAGACTCCAAAACATGGAAGAACTAAAGTCCATAGAGATAAAACTAAGTATAGAAGAAATGTCAAGCATGATGCTGAACTTTTTGTACTAGTAAGTATATTTTGTATTTCATTACTAGGAGTAAGTCCTAATATTCAAGCAGGACCAACAGATGATAACCATGTTCACATAGAACAAGTTAATAGTGGAGACGGAACAGACATAATGATAAATCAAGTGGGATTTGGTAATACTATTGAATTTTCATTTGACCATGCAAATAATATTTTTAATTTAAATCAATATGGTAATGGTAACTCAATATCTTGGGTTCCTTACTGGGGTTCTGGAAAGAGCTGGGGAGGAGATGTAGATGGTACAGGCAATAATGAAGCGGTTATCCAATATGACGGAGCAACATATGGTAGACATATTTGGGGTAACAATAATGATGTTGATATATACCAAAGTGGTGCTCACACTCATTGGTTAGATATTCATGCTGATGATGTTGAACACGATATGTGGCAAGAAGGAGCAGGAAGTCACTATAGTCATGTTTATTACTATGGTAATACTGACGGCTCAATCTCTAATATAGAACAGAAAGGAGATGCAAATCATAATATACAACTTACTATTCAAGGCTCTGAAGCAACTACACTAAACTTATCTCAGTTAGGAAACACAGCTCAAGCTTACAGTATAACACACAGCTGTTTTACTGTTGGAGGCTGTACAGTAAATGTCAGTCAAGGAAACTAATATGCCAGTAAGAAAAGTAAAAGGCGGATATAAATGGGGTAAATCTGGAAAGACTTACAAAACTAAAAAGGCGGCAGAACGCCAAGGTAGAGCAATCTACGCGTCAGGATATAAAAATGGCAAGAGGAAGAAAAAGAAGAAGAAGTAGAGCTAAAGCAAAACGTAATATACCTACTAATTCAAAACTCTATTCAAGAGTAAAATCAGCAGCTAGAAGAAAGTTTGCTGTATATCCAAGTGCATACGCAAATGCTTGGTTAGTACGAGAGTACAAGAAGCGAGGAGGGAAGTATCGTCGTGGCTAGAAGAAAAAGAAAAAAGGCACCAAAAGGTTATCACTATATGCCTAACGGTAAACTCATGAAAAACTCAGCTCACAAAAAGAGAAAGAGAAAGAGAAAGAAGAGGAGTAGATAATGGCAAGAAAAGGTGGACTAACTAAATGGTTTGGAGAAAAATGGGTTGATATATCTAGGCCTAAGAAAGGCGGTGGATATGCTACTTGCGGTAGAAGAAAAGCAGGTAAAGGCGGATACCCAAAATGTGTTCCTGCGGCTAAAGCTGCAAGAATGAGCAAGAAACAAATAAAATCAGCTGTTCGTAGAAAACGAGCAAAGAAACAAGGTGTAGGTGGGAGACCAACTAATGTAAAAACCTTTGTTAGAAGAAGGAGAAGAAATGGCCGTGCGAAGAAAAACTCGAGGTAAAAAGAGAGACCCTAGATTAAAAAGAGCAGGGGTCAAAGGTTTTAATAAACCAAAAAGAACTCCAAAACACAGAACAAAATCACACATTGTTGTTGCAAAAGTAGGAAATAAAATAAAAACTATTCGATTTGGACAGCAAGGAGCAAAAACTGCAGGTAAACCAAAGAAAGGTGAATCTGATAGAATGAAAAAGAAAAGAGCTTCATTCAAAGCAAGACATAGAAAGAATATAAAGAAAGGTAGAATGTCAGCAGCATACTGGGCAGATAGAGTAAAATGGTAAGATTATTACTATTACTTTCATCTTTTCCAGTCTTTGCTGATTTAGACTTAACTCTTCCACAGGAGTTTGATTACGAACAAATGCAAAGAGATTCAAGACTTATAAAAGATTGGGAAGATAGAAATAGACTAAACTTTTTTGAGGTACACCCAAGACCTACTAGGGAACAGATTAGACAGTCATGGTTAATAAATTCATTAGATTTAGCTACAACAATTTATGCGCTAGAGACTATGGACAATGTTAGAGAGGGAAACTTTATATTAGGGGAACAACCAGAAGTAGCAGAGGTAATAGCACTAAAACTTATTGTATTACCATTGATTCACCAAAACTCAAACACGCATCAAATGGTTCTCATCAACTCTATAGTTACAGCAGCAGTTGTGAATAATCTTTATATAATAAATAGATATGATTAGACTACTAATAGCAATACTTAGTATTGGACTTTTTGTTTGGAATCCTTATCCTTTCAAAATACTAGAACTTCAAACATTCGATTGGCTTATGAAAACACAGCCTGAAGTTCAAAATCAAAATATAGTACTCGTCGATCTTGACGAGGAAATCGTAGAGGCATATGGAGGATATCCATTACCTCGCACACTTTACTCAGATATGATGGATAGAGTCTCGGGCGTACCGGGATTCACTATCCTCATGCCTGACCCAGATATAAGAGACAATGAAAATGATTTATATTTGTCAAGAAGTATGGCAGATAAACCAACCGTGTTAGCTTTTGCAGCTTCAACACAAGCAGACGAGTTAGGACCTCATATAGGTAGTGCTCAAATAGGAGGAGACCCATCAGAATGGCTATTACAGTATCCAGGAATTTTAAGACAAACACCAGTATTGTCCATCAACGCAGAAGGCAAAGGTATAGTAAACTCAAGAAGCGAAATAGACGGAATCGTAAGGCGCGCTCCAGTCGTCGTAAGTAGTGGTGGCAAAGTATATCCTAGTTTTGGACTTGAAATGTTAAGACTAGCAACAGGAGATATAAGTTATCAGATAAAAACAGGAGACTATGGAGTAGAATGGGTAAGAATACCAGCATATGGTAAGATGAGTACTGATGCAAATGGAAACATATGGATTAGCACAAATGTAAAATTTTATAGACAAAGTGCATCAGAGTTTATGGAGAATCCTATACAAGCACCATTTGTAATTTTTGGTGTAACTGCAGAGGGAGTATCCAACCCAGTTCCTACAGCTTCTGGTCCTAAGTATCCCCATGAAATTCAAGCAAATATACTACATAATTTAATTGAAGGAAAAGCGCCCTCTATACCCAACTGGAGTGCGGGAGCGGAGCTAGGAGCTGCAGTCCTAGCTTTGCTACTTTTATTTATTACTGCAAGTAGAGTGTTTTTAAGTGTACCAACTTTACTACTTGTACTAGGAGGTTCTTTATATGGAACCTGGTATGCGTTTCAATCTTCTTACTTATTTGACGTTTCTGGTATCATAGTTATCTCCATTCTTTTTTGGAGTATCGAAAGTTTCAGGAATTTTATGAAGACCTATTTCGAGAAAATGGAAATTAAACGACAATTTGGGACATACGTTAGTCCTGCCTTAGTAAAAAAATTACAAAAAGACCCAACATTACTGAGATTGGGTGGGGAGACCAAACGACTAACATTTCTTTTTTCTGATATTCGAGGATTCACACCAATTTCAGAAAAATATCAGAAAAATCCTCAAGGACTCACAGAACTTATTAACAGATTCCTTGATAACCAAACACAAATTATATTAAAACATGGTGGCACAATCGATAAATATATGGGAGATTGTATCATGGCATTTTGGGGTGCACCACTTGATGATGACAATCAGGTGGAGAATGCAACCAAGGCGGTTCTTGAAATGAGAGAATCGTTGGAGGAACTAAATGAAAGACTCAGAGAGGAAGGCTTGGATCAAATTAATACAGGAGCGGGAATCAACACGGGGCTCTGCGTTGTTGGGAACTTCGGTTCCAGTAATCGGTTTGACTACAGCGTGCTTGGTGATAGTGTTAATCTTGCTGCAAGGCTAGAATCAAGTTGCAAAGAGTATGATACTAGTCTTATTATATCAGAGTACAGCATGGTGGACGACTATGACTACAAATTTTTAGATGAAGTTACGGTCAAAGGAAAATCAGAACCAGTCAAAATCTACACCATTGAAAAATAATACTTGACTTTTGAGTGTAGTTTTGATATAATTACACCATAACGAAAAATAAATTTTTCAAGAATCAACAAGGAAAAAACGAAGTGGATAAAGACGTACAGAAAAACACAGCAGATATCGCAGACCTAGATAAGAGAATGTCTAGTCACGAAGCCATGTGTGAAGAAAGATGGAAGACTTGTTTTAACCGCTTTGACAATATGGATTCCTCAATAGGTAGAATCGAAACGATATTAATTGGAGCGTCAGGAAGCTTAATAGTGGGTGGCGCCGTGTTAATACTAGCAATGTGGAACATTCAGGTTTAGGAGAAAACAATGGAAGCAAAATATACAAAAAAGGATATTAAAAAATCCCCAAAACAAAAAGGAAAAGCCATGCAAAAAGCAAACGGCTTATGGTATGTAATGATAAACGGACAAGAGCACGGCTTTGGAACTGAAGAAGCAGCTCTATATCAATTAGAGAACTGGAATGGATATAAAGAATAAATTAGATGAAGCAAGACAAGTAACACTTGGAGAAGGTGGAGTAGAAGTTGAAGAAAAAGCACTAACTAAAAGAGAAAAAATTCTTCTTGCTAGGAAAAAACAACTTCAGAGAAAAAGAGTAGGAAACAGACCAATACCACCAGTTTTAAAATGAAGTCTACTCACAAAGAGCGTTTAGCTATTTGTAAGGAGTGTCCCTACTATGATAAGTTTTGGAAGGTTTGCAAAGTATGCAAATGTTTTATGCCCCTAAAAACGAAAGTTAAATGGGTCAAGTGTCCAGACGGACGATGGAGTTAAAAATGCCATATCACGCAGGAAAAAAGAAAAAGAAAAAGAGAAAAAACGGAATGAAAAAGAGAAGAGGCAAAAAAGGTCATCACTCTTGTTAGTTCCACAACAAAGGAGAAACAATGATAGAATATATCAAAGTTAAATGTATCCAGTTTTGGAACATTCTTTCAGGAAAAGATAAAAACTGGGACGGTCAAGTCGACATAAAAGACAAAATAATTGAAGCTGAAGAGAAATCTAAAGGCTAAGCGGGTAATACACCTTCAATTTAAACATTATGAAAGATGAAGGATTTATAACAGATCTGAAAAAACTCTCACGACTTTTAGATGGAGTCATTAGTAGGACTCACACTTACATTGAAGAGAGCAAGAAAGTCAGAAAGCTTATAAGTCTGCCACCTTCCATACATAACAGGACTCGATTGAAAAATCAAATCGAAAAAGCATCACATTTTTAAATGTAAATAAAGGAGAAACAATGAGATTTAGACTAGAAGGCGCTTCAGCCGCATCAGGAACCAGCGTAGGAGCTGCAAGTACTGTTTCAGACGCCACAGAAGTATTAGCCGTAAACACACATACCGCTGCAGTTTTAGTAACAGTAGCAAATAGTGCTGATGTAACATTAGGTAGCTTTAATTTGCCTAGTGGAGACTCAACAATTGTTGTAAAGGGTAGTAGCGATCAAGTATTCGCAGGTCACGTAGGAGTTACACTATCCCCCATCAATACTAGAGTATAAATAATAGCTAAAATAAGGAAATTAAATGTCAATACCACTTATAGATATAAAACTAGTCTGGCTCGCAGAGGCGGGAATGACTAGTAATAGAGTTATCGATAAACTTCAGGAAAAAGAAGCACTTGGAAGAAATCTAAGTCCTACTGAAGCAGAATACGCAAAAATTTGTGGAGCATATTTATATCTTTATAAACTAGCACAAGAGAGTAATTTACTCGACAAACCAGATTCATTAACTAAAACCGAGACAATACATTGATTGAAATAAGTAGAAAAGATGTAGAGTCAGACTACTTAATGAATTATGATTCTACAGATAGATTCATAAAACTACCAATCTCAGGTTATATGGATTTATTAGGAATTGAACCAAATTCAAGTCAAACAGCAATTATCAATGCAATTAACAATCCAAAGTATAGATTTGTATGCGCTGCCATCGCAAGACGGCAGGGTAAAACTTATATATCTAATATAATAGGACAATTAGTATGTTTAGTACCAGATAGTCATGTACTATTAATGTCACCTAACTACTCATTATCCCAAATATCATTTGACTTACAGAGAAATCTCATAAAGCATTTTGATTTAGAGGTTATAAGAGATAATGCAAAGGATAAAGTTATAGAATTAAGTAATCATTCTACTATTCGCATGGGTTCTATTAATCAAGTAGACTCCGTTGTTGGTAGAAGTTACGACTTAATAATTTTTGACGAGGCGGCATTGACAGACGGCCGTGATGCCTTCAATGTTGCGCTTCGTCCTACACTAGATAAAGATAATTCAAAAGCAATTTTTATTTCTACTCCACGAGGAAGAAATAACTACTTTGCAGAATTTTATTTTAGAGGATATAATAGTGAGTTTCCTGAGTGGGCGAGTGTAAAAGCTACTTACCACGAAAATCCTCGAGTATCAGAAGATGATATTAAGGAAGCAAAAAAGACAATGTCTGAGCAAGAATTTGCTCAAGAATATATGGCAGACTTTAATGTGTATGAAGGACAAATATGGTCATTCAGTCATGAGAAATGTACTGCTGATTTAGCTCAGTTTGATACTAGTAAAATGGACGTATTCGCTGGGCTTGACGTAGGGTATAAAGACCCTACTGCATTCTGCGTCATAGCGTATGATTGGGACGAAAAGAAATATTATGTAGTAGATGAATATTTAGACGCAGAAAGAACTACTGAACAGCATGCAGTACAAATTAGAAAACTAATTGAAAAATGGGATATCGATTGGATATACATTGATTCTGCAGCTCAGCAAACTCGATTTGATTTTGCACAAAATTATGATATAACAACCATAAACGCAAAGAAGTCAGTATTAGATGGTATTGGTCATGTAGCAGGTATAGTCGATAACGACGCACTTTATGTTGACCAAAAATGTGACCAAGTTATTGCGTCTTTAGACCAATATCAATGGGATCAAAACCCTAATCTGATGAAAGAGAGACCGAAACACGATGGAGCGTCACACATGGCCGACGCATTAAGATATGCACTTTATACATTTGAAACTACAGCCACCTCGTTTTAGTAATACCTGTCAAAAATACTTCTTGACATTTGGTGTAGAATTAGGTATAATTCATATTAAGAGTTAGATATGAAATTTAAGAGAGATTTAGTTAAATATGTGAGAGACAAGGCTAAATCACAATATAAGAAAGGAAGCGAATGTTTTATTTGCGGCAAAACTGACAATTTAGATTTTCATCACTTTTACGGATTGACCGAATTACTAGAAACTTGGCTAAGCAAAAATAACATAATTATAGAGAATGAACAAGATATCCTAGAAATTCGTGAGCAATTCATTGATGAAAACCGTGAGAAAGTGTATACTAAAACGGTGACTCTCTGCCATCAGCACCATTTACGACTTCACTCAATATATGGTAAAAGACCCAAATTGATTCACGCAGAGAAACAAGAACGATGGGTCGAGAAAATGAGAAAGAAAAATAATGGCATGGTATGATTTTTTAATAGGCAGAAACGCTACGGCAGATGAGGAAAAACTCAATCCGTCACAATACGTAATCTCTCGAAATGAGGGATTAACTATTGACTCGCGTGAAGTAGTCTCAAATTACAGAAACGCTTATGAGCAACTTGAAGTTGTGAATAGAGCGGTGAATATGATTGTTGACGATGCTGCGGAGATTCCGTACTCTTTAGGAGATAAGAGAACAGGAACAAATGATATTGTAAAAAACATTCGTAAGTCTAGAGTTGACTTACTACTTAATGTAGAACCAAACCCATTTCAAGATATAAGTACATTTAAAAGAAATCTGATAATTGACTTACTAATTGATGGGAATATATTTATATATTTTGATGGTGCTCATTTGTATCATTTACCTGCAGAAAAAGTAACAATTCATAGTGACGATAGAACTTATATAGAAAAGTATACTTTCGATAGTGCAATAGACTATAATATAAACGAAATTATACATATAAAAGAAAACAGCTTCAACTCTATTTATAGAGGAGTTCCAAGATTAAAACCTGCATTTAGAACAATGCAACTTCTTGGAAGCATGAGGAAGTTCCAAGATAACTTCTTCAAAAATGGAGCAGTTCCAGGTTTAGTACTGAAAAGTCCTAATACTCTTTCTGAGAAAATAAAAGAAAGAATGTTAGCAGCCTGGAGCATGAGATATAATCCTAGTACTGGTGGTCGTAGACCTTTAATACTAGATGGAGGCCTAGAGGTAGAGCCAATGTCTCAAGTTAACTTCAAAGAATTAGATTTTCAAGAGTCCATAAGAGCAAATGAAAAAGTAATTCTTGAAGCTTTAGGTGTACCACCAATTCTTATGGATAGTGGAAATAATGCAAACATAAGACCTAACCATAGACTTTACTATTTAGAAACAATACTACCTATAGTACGAAAAGTAGGTTATGCGTTAGAAAGATTCTTTGGTTTTGAACTTAGTGAAGATGTGACAGGAATACCTGCTCTACAACCTGAATTAAGAGACCAAGCTGCTTATTATGCTACACTTGTGAATACAGGAATCATGAGTGCTAATGAGGCAAGAGTAGCTATGGGTAAAGAACCAATAGACGGATTTGATGAACCAAGAGTTCCTGTAAATTTAGCAGGTTCAGCTGTAAATCCAGAGGAGGGGGGACGACCAGAAGAAAGTTCTCCGATTGAGGAAGAAGAATAATGACAAAAAACATGATGTTAAAAGCTGTATCCGATTTCATGGCCGAGAAGGGCGTTGAAACTATGGATTTAGCTACTTATAAATCCTTCGGAAGTGAAGTTCCAGTCAAAGACTATATGTTAAGAAGAAACTTTGGCTCATGGAATAGAGTCCTTTCCGTAGTAAAACACAGACACCCTGTCGAAGTACCTGTTGTTGAAGAACCAGTAGTTGAGAAGAAAGTTTCTCAGCCAAAGGTTAAGAAAGAGGTGAAGAAAGATGTCAAATAAAATATTTCACTGGACTAATACTTTTAAAACTTTGGGTGAAACCGAAGATGGCGGAATCGATATCAAAGGTTCTGCAAGTACAAATGCACTAGATAGAGCTGGCGATATTATAGAACCAGATGCTTGGACAAAAGGCGGATTAGAAAATTATAAAACTAATCCAATACTTTTATTTAATCATAACTATGATAAGCCTATCGGTAGAGCCACAGGTTTAGAAGTTTCAGATTCAGGGCTTGAAATATCTGCAAAGATATCTAAAGCAGCTGGAGATGTAAAAGATTTAGTTAAAGACGGTGTTCTTGGAGCCTTTTCCGTTGGTTTCAGAGTCAAGGACGCTGATTATATGTCAGAAACTGACGGATATAAAATCAAGGACGCAGAGTTATTCGAAGTGTCCGTCGTATCTGTTCCCTGCAATCAAGGGGCTACTTTTTCAGTAGCAAAATCTTTTGATAGTATGGAAGACTACGATAAATTCAAAAAGCAATTTATAAAGGCTAACTCAGAAGAAACAGCAGACGCTGTGAAAGTTGAGCAGCCAAGCGGGGAGAAATCCCAAAAAATGGAGACTGATATGTCAGAAGAAATGAAGACTCCTGAAAGCAATGACTTCGACTTAGAAAAGCATACTGCAGAAATAGCTGAAAAAGCTATTGCTAAGTACGCTATGAAACAAGCCGAAGAAAAAGCAGCACAAGAGAAAGCAGATATGGAAGCCGCTGAAAAAGCAGCTGAAGTTGAAGCTAACGAAAAGGCTGTTCAAGAAGCTAAGCAGGAAGAACAGAAAAAACTTGTTGAAGTTGGAATGTCAGGCGCTGAAAGACTTATGGAAGACGTTGAGAAAAGAGTCAATGAGAAGCATGAAGATTTAGAGTCAGTGGTTAAATCACTAGAATCTAAGTTAGCAGAGAAATCTGAAGAAATCATGAATATCAGAGAATCAAAAAGAATTTTCTCAGACAGACAAGGTCAAGGCGACTGGAAGAAAGCTTTCGAACAAGATATAGTTGATGCAAAATTTGCTGGTTTAGCGACTGGTAAAGGCTGGGACAATGACTATGCTAAAAGCGTAATGCAAAAGGTAAATGGACACTCAGGTGTTGATGTATCTTCAGCAGACTTTGAGCAAGTAGTTTCAGAGAGCATCGAAAGAGATATTCAGAACGAATTGGTTTTAGCACCTCTATTTAGAGAGATTCCAATGAGTGCTGCAAATATGATAATTCCAATCCTACCAGATGCCGGTTACGCTGAGTTTACAGCTAACGCACAGGCTTCAGGTTCTGCACCTCATGGTAACTTAGACCCAAGAGGCGATGCATATGATCCTGCAAATGGTGCTGGTATTGTTATGACTGAAAGAACTCTTTCAACCAAAAAATTAATCTCTCAATCTTACTTAGGTAATGAGACAGAAGAAGATGCAATCATACCGATTCTACCTTTAATTAGAGAATCAATGGTTAGATCACATGCAAGAGCAGTTGAAAACTCTATTCTAGCAGGTGATGATGCTGACGGTGCTTTTGGTACTGGTGGCGCGTCTTTTGAAGGCTTACTACACTTAGCAAGAAATGATTCAGACTATACACAAAGTACTACTGCTTTCGCAAGTGATACTGTAACAGCAGCTGAATTATTAGCATTGAGAAAAAACATGGGTAAATATGGTGTAAACCCAAGTGAAGTAGTTTATATTGTTTCACAAACAGTTTACTTCCAGTTACTAGAAGATGCTGAGTTCCAAGATGCTAACCTAGTTGGCGACATGGCTACTAAGCTATCAGGTGAAATCGGACAAGTGTTCGGTTCAAGAGTGTTACTCTGTGATGAGTTCGCTGCACCTGCAACTTCTAAGTTCGCAGCAATCGCTGTTAACCCAAGAAACTTTGTTGTTCCAAGATTAAGAGGAATGACTGTTGAGTCAGACTACGAAGTAGCAAACCAAAGAAGAGTCCTAGTGGCTTCACAAAGAATCGGATTTACTGATTTAATTGATGGTGCAACTTCTAAGTGGGCATACATGTATAAAGCTAGTTAATAGCTAATACTATATGGAGGGGAGTAATCCCCTCCACTTTTACGGAGAATTATGGCAAACTTAGTAACATTACAAGAATACAAGGACTTCGCAGGGATTACAGGAGTAAACCAAGATGCGAAGATTAATGTTATTATACCTGCAATAAGTCAAGCTGTAAAAACATATTGTGGAACTTCATTTGTGGACTTTTACAGTAGCGATAAAACAGAGTTCTTTGATATCACTGATAATGGAACAACCGCAGTAATGACTGACGAAAGTCCATTAGTAAGTGTAAGTCAAGTACAAGAAAGAGAATCTCAAGCAGATTCATATGTTACTCTAATCACAGAAAATTCTGATAGTAGTGGTAAATATGAATATATAGTAGATACTGAATTAGATACTATAAGAAGAACTACTGAAAGTACAGATAAAGCATTTCCGAGAGGAAGAAAAGCAGTAAAAGTTGTATATAGAGCAGGCTATTCATCTGCTCCAGAAGATTTAAAACTTGCTTGTTTTGATTTAATTAAATACTATTTAAAAGATGAAAGAAAAGATAGACTTAGTATAGCAGGAGCTCAGATACAGAACCCTGTATCAACTAGCTTAAAGGATAATATAGATTTCCCAGACCATATAAAAAGGATTCTAGATTTTCATAAGGTTTA